TTAACTCGTCTGGGTTGCGGAGTGGCGTAACTTCTCTGCCGCTGTCGCTTCCGCCGCATCCTCAGGCAAGCTCAGATCGCGATCTCTGACCTCCGGCATCAACAACGCAGAAATCAGACCAATACACGAGTAGAGCACCAGCATAATTAAGATGGGCAGCCAGGAATCGGTCATGTTACAAAAGATCCCTGCGAGGACGGGGCCAAAGCCAACCGCCACCAGCCCCCCAGCCTCTTTTGAAATCGCCATCCGGGTGAAGCGATTACGCGATCCGAAAATTTCCGCCATGGTGATGTTTTCCAGCGCAAATAATCCCAGCACGGCAAAGTTATGAATAACAATGAGCGCCGCCATAATTACGCCAGGGCTATACGTTTTATCTACCACAATAGACAGCATCGGCCAGGCGAGAATAATCGCGGAGATATTCAATATTATATACGGCAGCCGACGACCGTATTTATCGGACAACCACCCCAAGAGTGGGATAGTGATAAAACCAATTACGGAACTTATCATTAACGCATCGGTTGGGATAGATTTGTTAAATAATAACGTCTGAACTAAATATCCGGCAAGGAAGGTTTGAATAAGCCCGGAATTCCCCGCCTGCCCAAAACGTAAACCGGTGGCCAGCCAGAAAGATTTGCTGGTAAACATCGCGCCCAATGTATTTTCTGACGCAGGCGTTAACGCTGGCGATTTTTCGCCTTCGCTTACTTTTTCGAATACCGGACTTTCTTTCAGATTCATTCGCAGCCAGATCGCGAATATCATAACAACGACGCTCGCCAGGAAAGGAATACGCCATCCCCAGGCGATCAGTTGTTCGCGTTCAAGCGCAAAGAACATCACCGCCCAGATCGCCGTCGCGCTCAACGTACCGCAGTTGGTGCCCATCGCGACCAGCGAGGAAATGATGCCACGCTTTCCTTTCGGCGCATACTCGGCCAGCATGGTACCCGCGCCGGAAATTTCCGCCCCGGCGCCCAGCCCCTGTATAATTCGCAATGTCACCAGTAATACTGGCGCAAAAATGCCGATTTGCGCATACGTCGGCAGTACGCCAATCAGCGTGGTGCAGATCCCCATCATGGTGATGGTAATAAACAATACTTTTTTTCGTCCGATGCGGTCGCCCATTTTACCAAAAACAAAGGCGCCGATAATTCTGGCTATATAACCTGCACCATAGGTGCCCATTGCCAGAATAAGCGCCATCGCGGCAGACTGTTCCGGGAAAAATATCTCATGGAAGACCAGAGCCGCGCCTAGTGAATATAACTGAAAATCCATAATTCATAGATGTTTTTTACCATCCTGTGGATTTTTGGGTATTTTCTAAGTTTTTTCAGATAGTTGTATTTTTCAAAAAAACTCCTGAACTCGATTTTACTGTTTATCTGAGGCATTTTTGTGTCCCATATATGCCCCACATCAAAAATGGCAAATGGCTAAAGGGTTGATGTGCCCCTGCATCACTAATCCCCGTATAGTTTTACCAGTTCAACCAATGCAGGGGAGCGTATCAGACCGGTAGGATTCAAAAAAATACAATAACCAATTGTATTTAAAGCAAAAACAAGATTTTAAGATGCTTTTTGTACCGTTTTCCCGCGTCTTTAACTGCTTGATTTTATGGGAATCTTTTTTAGTTTTGCAGAAAGGATTTTTGGCTCGATTGATTTAATTTTATACATTCTTGATAACAGAAAATTTTTGCCCATTGACAGTTTTTGTCCTCCGGGGCTATATTCTCCGCACGCCAGCAAAATCTGGCGTCGGGATTGGCGTCCTGGATAGAGACCGCGACAGATACACGCCGCGAGCGTGTTTTTTATTGTCGTATGCACGCGCACATCTGAATTATGGTGGGCTGTGTGGGGGCGGAGAGATCCGCGCCGGTCGGTTTCCCGGTTACGCCAACCCTGCACAGTTCACCACCAGACGATTGGCGTCGTCGGTGGTGAGTTATTTAGAAACCACCAGAGGGCGTCATTATGACAACTCAAATTTCTGTTGAAACTCTCTCCCCGATCACCCATAACCAGATTCCTGTTATTACCACCGAACTTTTGGCGCAGCTTTACGGCACTGAGCCGGTGCGTATTCGCCAGAATCATCATGAGAACAAAGTACGCTTCGTTGAAGGGAAACACTTTTTCAAAGTTGTTGGTAATGACCTTAAAGAATTGAGGGTAGCTTTAAACTACTCACAAAATCCAGTTTCACCCAAAGCCCGCTCCCTCATCCTCTGGACAGAACGCGGCGCCGCCCGCCACGCAAAAATGCTCGAAACGGATCAGGCGTGGGACGTGTTCGAAAAACTGGAAGACTGCTATTTCAGTCAGAAACGCCCATCAGAAAAACAAGAATCGGTTATTGAAGGTGATGGCCGTACCGTTGTGATCCGATTCGATGAACAAGGCAATGTAAAATTTACCCGGGAAGTACCAAACAACGCGGTTGTTTGTACCGTCGAACGGTTCCGACTTTACCTGGAAGAACATGGCTGGATTGTTGTCCATAAAGGACAATTGGTAGAAAGACTGATGCAGTTCTGAATGGCACAAAAACCCCCGGTTACTACCGGGGGGTTACAAAGACTACTCTTGATCCATGTCCTGCTTTTTGGAGTAATGCTTGCCCGCAATGAATGCTGAGACCAGGGCAACAAGATCAACTGTAATAATTGTCCCGGCCAAACCTGTTTGCCCCCTCACACCAAACAAAACAGCGGCAAATATGATTGCTATTGCAATCCAAAAAGCCTTCCTTTGTCCGCTTTTGGCAACATCAATACTATCTGAAACTGTTTTGTGCCGATGTGCTTGCTCTTTTTCGGTTAGCTCAACAAGTCGATTAGCCAGCCCCGGCATCAACTGCTCGTACTCTTTGAGCATCGATGGCGACGGGACTGGCCCCTGAAAGTGCCGACAAACTATCGCCTGTCCCTGTGGAGTATCCAGAACTCTGTTTAAAACTTCCGGGTTTTCAATGACCCGGGATACCAACTCATTGGTTTTTTGCTCTTCACAGGCAAGGTCAGCGTTTTCACTTTCTTTTTGTTCTGACATTGTTCAGTTTTTCAACGTTAACGGATATCATCGCTTTTTGAAAATCGCCTCTGACTGCCAGGGCATCCTGACGCAAAGCTGCAGTAGAATTCACTGGCATGCCATTTGCTGAGACGATCGTAGGGCTCAGGGCTATAACTGAGCCGATAGCTTGCAGCAACGCCACACTCTTACGCTTCATAGTCACTCCTGAGTGTTTTGAAAGTAAAGGTTGTTAGGGGATTCTAATATCACACCATGTGTTCTTTCAACAATTGAGTGTGCAAATTTGCGATTTTTTTTGGACTAATTGACGCACATTTCTGGAGGGTGTCAGCGCCCTCAAAAATCCCAGAATTGACCGCTAATTACCGCTGATTGTCAGCTCTCTGATTGAACATAAATCACCGAGTTTTTCCAGCGCCTCTTTCATCTCCCGCTGACGCAGATAAATTTCATTGTTCCTGTCCATGCTGGCCTGCGCCATCGCCGCCGCCAGTTCCCCGGCCTGAGCCATCGTCAGGAGAACCTGCTGGTTGCTGGCATCCCCCCAGACAAACACATCACGGGCGTTTTCTGCTTTGGCGGCAACGGTGACGGGCGACAGACGCGACAGTGAATCAGGGCCGCCATTCCATGTATGGCCGTTCCATTCAAACGTGAACGGCTGCGCCTCCTGCTCCCGGCGCCAGGCTTCGATTTCCCGCTTTTTGCCCTCCTTCGCCGCTGCGATAAGTTCCGGCGTGACGGTGAACGGGGCTGGTGCGCCCCACTTGCCGCTTTGCAGCTCCTGCCAGATGTGCTGGCCTGTCGGGGCGGTATCGTCCTGCATGGCGGTATACGGGACGAATTCCGTTTCTCCTTCAAATAACACCTCGCAGTCAACCGCGCCATTTTCCAGATAGCGCGCGTTTCTGATGCCTTTTACCGCTCTGATTCTCACGTCTTATTTCCTCATTACTCAATGCGCACAAACAAACACGTTAAAGCCCCGTTAGTAACCACGCCGCCATAACCGGACAGCGCCATATAACGCCCCGGAAAACTGTACCGGCCTGCGCCACCAACGGTCAGTTGTGCTGTATAGGTGTATGATTCTGCCTCGCTGAACATGGACATGATACGAACCGGCCCCAGACGGGAACCCGGCACCACATCCCCCAGACCGATTTTTATGTGCGTATCACCCGTCGCAGTTCCCTGATATGCCGCCAGCACCGGCACACCAACCGCCGGGTATTTGTAATATGAACCTGAGCCCGCTGTGCGGGACAGTAAGAACGCCAGTGAATCTCCGTCGTAAATAACGGGACTCGCCGTTGCATTCCAGTTGTCTCCACTCCAGCGATAAGTCAGGCGATGAATACTGTGTTCGCCTTCGTAATACTGGTTAAAACACAGCAGCGTTTTGAATTTGCGCGTTGTGTCCGACTCGTCGTTATCAAACGGTGACCACATCACCTCGATGATGCCGTTAAATTTCGAGGTGCCCGCCAGTAGTGTGGAAGAGTCCGCAATACTGACCGCATAACGACCCGGTGTTACCCCTTTCATCCATTCGGCAAAATCAGACTGTCCGTTAAATTTCAGGGTGTCGGCGCTGGTGAATGCCTGACCAAATCCGTACATACCGGACAGCGCCAGCCTGCCCGGTGTGCGGTCGCGGATGCCGGTCTGGGGTTCCATTGCCGCAGCCGCTTTCAGTTCAAGCACCCTGCGCATGGTTTCCGGCGTGGTCTGCGCCAGCAGTGAACGGGCTTTTTCTGACAGCGCAGCAAGCGAGGCCTCTCCGTCCGGATTAAAGTACAGAAGGTTATCTGCCCGCTGTGTCAGTTTGCTGATTGCCGTCAGCACGTCGTTCAACGGCTGTTTGCCCGCCAGTGCGTTCGTCATGGTTGTGGCGAAATTCGGGTCATTGCCCAGCGCGTCGGCTAACTCCTTCAGTGTGTTCAGCGTCTCCGGTACGGCGTCAACCAGTGAGGCGATTAACGCCCGGACGAAAGCCGCGTTCGCAATTTCACGGCCAGTGGCACTTAAATCCGGTGTGGGGGTCGTCGGTGTTCCGGCCAGTGCCGGACTGTTCAGCGGAGCACGGGTTTCAATCAGCGCCCTGAGTGAAGCCTCGTTGACCTTCAGGTTCTCCCAGCCGGTCAGATAACCATCTCCGGCAGTCCAGTAGCGGTTATAATAAACATGGCCGTTGACTCCGTAGAAAATAATGATTTTGGCTGCGTATACCGGCCTGAAATCAGATTGAGTTTCAGGCCAGATAATTTCAACCACTCCACTAAACAGTATGCCGGGAATAACCTTATCGGCACCATAAACGGCATAGCGTCCGGGTGTTGCCGCTCTGGCCCACCGGAGAAAATCCGCGTCTGTTTTAAAATCCACTTTTTCACTGCAGGAAAATATTTTCCCGAACCCGAACATACCGGGAATGGCAAGGCAGCCTGCGGTGCGGTCGTGGGGGGCGTTCTGGGGAGCCATTGTGGCTGCAACTGTCAGTCCCAGATGGTTGCGGGATTCCTGCTGTGCCTCCGCACCTGCTGCCGCAATTTCTGACAAATGGTTGACCGTTTTCAGGGTGCCCGCCAGCGTGACATCAATTTCGTTTTTTGCCTGTGCTGCTGCGCTCGCAGACCCGGCCGCATCCTGTGCGCTCTGTGCTGATGCGGTGGCGTTTGCCTTTGACTGTTTTACGTTCTCTGCGGTGGCTTTCCTGTCCTCCGCCGTTGTGGACGCATTCTGTTTTGCGGAGGAAGCAAAACGTTCTGCATCCTGGCGGGCCGTGGTGGCGGCGGTCACATCCTGCGCGGTCTGCTGTGCGCTTCCGGCTGCATTATCAGCGTGACCTTTTGCGTTCTGCTCGCTCCGGGCTGCTGCTTCGGCGCTGGCCTTAGCCTCACCGGCCAGCGTTGCGGCCTCACCGAGTTTATCGACGGCCCTGTCGACTGCCTTGTCAGCGTCCTTAGCCGCCTGTTCTGCGCGGGCGGCATTCTGTGCGGTTTCAGACGCCAGTTTTTCAGCCTTCTGCACATTGCCGGCAACGGCCTCAGCGTTCTGCCGCACGTTATCCGCCAGCGTCTGACAGTTTTCCTTAATCTTCTGCGCATCAACGGCGTGTTGCCCCGCCAGCCGCTCGCTTTCCGCTGCCGCTTCGGCGCTCTGCTGCGCCTGCGCCACCATCTCTTCAAAGCGTCTGACCACATCCGGCTTCAGGTCGCCTTCATCGAGGGCGGTCAGAAAATCATTCAGCGTGCCGGGCTTCGCGTCGTGGTACACCGAAATATCACCGACACAGTATTCATCACGCCAGTCCTGTTTCAGATAAACACAGTATTTCCCGGCCTGCGCTTCAAACGAATATTCACCGTTATTTCCCGTCACCACATCAGCAATGGTGCGCATCACCACTTCGGATGTGTTTACACGGGATTTCAGAATAATATGGCATCCGGACAGAGGGATGCCTGCGCCGTCAACCAGCGCACCCGATATCAGTACGGACATAAAATATCCCGGATTAAAAAAGTCTGATTACGTTAAAAAGAACAGAAATACGAACGGAGGGAATTACATTTCAGGGGTGACAGGCCAGTCGATATCCGGTGCATCTTCCGGATTAATGCGACTCAGCAGCACGCGGTATTTTTTCCATGCCACCAGGCTCTGTTCCTCCTCCTTCGTCGCCATCCCCAAATCCACGGCGTCCTGCAGTGTGGCGATAACCTCCCCCGCCTGTTGCAGTAAGGATTTCCTGCGGGCCGCCGCCTCTGCAATCAGTGCATTACGTTCGGCTTCTGCGTCCACCACCCATTTTTCGCCATCCCATTTCCGGTACTCGCCATCAGGAGGCAATGTAGTCACGTGCTCCGGTAGCGGGCCGGGGTCGGCAATATACATCTGACGCCCGGTCTTTGTATCGTAAACCGTCTCGCCACGGTGGTCCTCAGTCAGGCGCCATGTACCGGTTTCCGGGTCAAAGACCGCAATGTGTCCCTCCGGGATTTCCGGCGGGGCGATGTCGGTACTGTCAGCCGGTAATCCGGTGTGCGGCGGAATGTACGCATCCCCCGCCCCGATAAACTCTTTGGTGTCTGCCCGCAGGTTATAAATTTTGATGGTCTGCGCCTTGCTGCTCATTTTAAACGTCATCACGCCAGCCTCACTATGTAGTTAAATGCAATGTTTTTTACGGTGGTCTCCGGGTTGCCGTCCTGGTCCACTATCACCACGTGACCGTGCGGGCCAATCCAGACGGTGTGGACGTGTCCGCCGATATTAATCGTATGGACGTGCCGCCCGCCCGCCTTCGTCCATTCGCCGCTCCCGACATGAAGTGAAAGGTGGTTTGAATCTCCCCAGTACGACCATACACGCCCGCCGAACTCATGGACGTGCTCCCCGTCTTCACTGGTGGTTTTTGTCCCGTAGTCAAAATGTGACGTGGTTTTCGTTCCGAGGTCGGTCTCCAGCGCCCTCGCCGTGTGCCCGTGCGCCTTGTTGCCGTCCATCTCCTGAGACAGCACCGCGCGGCCCGCAGGCTTCCCTTTAATCGTCCAGCCCCGCATGTCCGGAATAATGCCGGATGGATGCGCCCGCGCCAGCAGCGGATAAGCGGACTTATCAAAGGCCTGTCCATACATAAAAGCATAACCACCATCCGGGAGCACATCCGAGGGCCACGGGATCGGCGCGCCAACCGGGTAAAGGTTTGGCAGCACGCCCGATAGCCCCAGATTCGCCACAGCCTGTGCCTTATCCCTGACATCACTCAGACAGGCATCCTGCCGGAGAAACAGACCGTCCCCGGTGGATGCCTGTAGCGTAATTTGCGCACTTTCCGACACTGCCAGCCTGAACTGCAGCGTCACCGTCACACCGTTTTTCGGTTTCTCTGTTGCGGCGCAACTGCCAATAGCATACAGCTCATCATGTTCTGTCAGCAGTCCCACCTCGCGGACGGTAAAATCCCCCACACCTTCCGGCAGCGCCAGATACGCAATAAACTGATTATCCTGATCCGGTGATACCGTAAGGCGTGATATCTGGCCGCGATACACTTCCCTGACCAGCGTCACCCGTGACGCATCCGGCGTCACCGCCCCACCATTGCCATCACCCACAACAAATTTTTTCAGCACCACCGGCGCACCACCTGCAGCCGATGCCGCTTCAAGCGCCTTTCCCCTGTTCGTCAGAATGCTGTAGTTTTTTGTGGTCACGTGTTATTCCCCTGCTTCAATCACCACATCCACATGTGCCGTCACCGCACCGCCAACGTAAAACGCACTGCCATTACCGATATCTGTATTTACATCAATGGTACTCAGCGCACTGCGTAAATTTTTGGCCTTAACCACCAGCGCCCGAACGCGCCCGTAAAACGCGCTGTCAGCGCCATCCTGCAAAAACAGTTCAACCCTGAACGTGTACGGTGCCCTGCGTGGCGTATCCTGCCACCACTCTCTGATGGTGGCCGGAATACCCGGCGCACTCAGCGCCCGCAATACCGCGCCGGGCGTTCCCCTGTGTTGATGCACATACGCCGCATCCCGTAAAACCTGCCGTTTCTGCGCCTCGCTCCAGTCGTCCTGCCAGAAATCCACAGCCATCTCCCAGGCCAGCCAGGGCAACAGATGAGACGGGCAGGTATCCGGATTTTTTACCTTCCGGACCATATTCGTATCGAGGATCAGGATATTTTCAGTCGTGGCCTGCTCCTGCGCCCGTTCCGCATGAAAGGCGGACGGCGGCAGCAGCGAACGAAATGTATCCGGCATCGTTATCCCCCTTTCCGTGTAATACTGATGGCTGCGCAGTGTGGTGCCGTGCCGGTTGCCGCTTCAATATCCGCCTGCGGGCTGGTCAGAGTGACCCGTACGACTCCTGTCTGTTGCAGGGCGGCATAAATGGCTGAAACCGGCACCATTGCATTGATACGTTTTGCCAGCAGGGTATAGGCAGTCAGCACATTTTTCGCATTCTCCAGCACCTCTCCCGCATCCGGGCCATCCGGTATGTCAAGCACAGCCGTTACCGAATACGGTTTGATAATGGCGCTTTTCACCGTCACAAAATCCGTCAGCGGGCGAACTTCATCGGCACTCAGCCGTGCCCTGACCGTTTCCAGCAGCGCCTCACTGGCTGTGCCATTCCCCTCCCTCGAGAGCACGTACACATCCACCTCCCCTGCACGCCCGTGCTCATCCGGACCATAAGCATCCGCATCCAGCACATCCTCGTCAGCGGATCGCGCATGAAAGCGATAGGCATTGCGGGCGCCTGCGGTATTCAGTTGTGACCAGGACAACTGGATGCGTTCACGAAATGCCTCATCTTCCTCCATGACGGCGTCGGTCGGTGGCACGGCGTCCGGTCTGGCAGGTTCAATCACCATCCGTGCCACATTAAATGCCGCCCCAATCTGATCCAGATCGCCCCTCTTCGCACTCGCCAGAAATACCGCCCGCACGGCGTCATTTACCCGCTGAAAGGCCAGCGTAAGCTGATACGCGTTTACCTCTCCCTGTTTGTAAGCCGGATCAGATTCGACCAGCGCATCAAATTCAGGATCCAGCTCACGCAGACGCGCCAGCCAGGCACTGAAAATGACCGTGGCGTCCGGTACCACGATCGCATCCGGAACAGGCAAATCAGAAAGATTGATTACGTCATAATTTCCTGCCATAAACCGCTATTTCTCCTGTTGTTACCCGCGCACCGTTCTCCGGAACCGTCCCCGTAATATCCACCACACAAATAACCTCATCGTCCGGAAAGGTCACTTTCACCGTTGACAGCCTCAGCCGCGGCTCCCAGCGCGCCAGCGCTTTTGCCGTAGCGGCAATAATGCGCAGCCTCAACAAATCATCGCGGGGGGAGTCGACCAGTTCAAAAAGCTCGCTGCCATAACCCCTGACCAGCACGCGACTTCCGATCGGGGTATTCAGAATATCGCTGACAGACTGGCGCAGATGCGCCGTACCGGACAGGCGCTTCCCCGTCCGGCAATTCACACCATTCATAATTATTTTTTTCCTGAGCCGGTACCGAAATAATCCGGCGTCGTTTTGTCACCGGATTTTTTGCTTTTTATTTCAGCCACCAGATTAAACGTGAAGGTAAAGCCTGAAGAAGAGAGGGAAAACGCCAGTGACTCCACGAGCCAGCGGCGATCTTCCCGCTTACCAAATCCGGATGTCACCACGCCGGATTCGGCGGTCATGGCAACATATGAAGGACGGCACGGCCCTGTCAGCGTCATTTTCCGGCTGTTGCGTTGCGCCTGTGTTTTTTTCGATTTTGCCTGTTGTTCAGCCGTTTTCTTTTCCGGCTGCGTGTACGGACTGGTCACGGAAGAGCCGTCATGCTCCACGGTTGCCGTTTTGGTTCGCCCGTCCGCCTTGTCAAAATAACGAACCGTGATTTTTTCTTTCTTCTTTTCTCCGGTAGAACTCCCCCGTTCACCTTCCTGATAATTCCAGGATGACACCACGGAAGGTGTCAGCGTCACGGTCTTCAGGGGGGCCCCCGAAACAGTGGTTCCGGCTCCCTGCTCCAGAAACAACCAGTAACCTCCGGCAGGTTTACTGACGGCGTTATACGTCCGGGCAAGGCGGGACAACAGGCTGGCATCCGATTCTGCTACCTGATCCACATGGGTAATGCGGATCCCCGCCAGCTTCTCCGCCACCCGGGCCTTCAGTCCGTTTTCCGTGGCAACGGTTTTCACCAGATCACCCAGCGTGAGATTATCCCAGCTGCGTGTTTTCTGATTCAGCACATCACCGGACTGCTTTTCCGCATTCATGGGGGCAGCGGTAGCATAAATTTCGATCCGACGCGGCGGGCCGCTGCTGCTCACGCCACACACCACAAACCAGCCCTTGTCCACCAGGTTACCGTTAAATCCCAGCGCCACCCGCAGACGTGCCCCCTTTGTCGGCAGGGGCAGCGTTTCAGAAAGCAGGGTGATTTTCAGTTCATCAGATTTGGCGGTGGCCCCGCCGTAATCCGTCAAAGTGATATCCACAAGATAACGGGCCAGCACCCGCGTGATGTCCCGCCCTTCAGCGGTCACCCGATACGCCGGGCAGAATTCCCGAACAGTCTCTGATAATGACGTTATCATCTTCTCCCCTAATCCCACAGACTGTATGGCGACTCAGACACCTGTTGTGTGATTTCAGGCAACACAATGCTGATCCCCGCCGGATAAACCGCGCCCTTCTCTGCCAGCCCCTGATTGGCCTCCAGCACAAGGGTGAGCACGGCAGCCAGATTTTCAGTGCCGTAATGCGTGGCGCAAATCGCATCAAGCACGTCCCCGTCACGGGTTATCCAGGTCGTCGGCATAATGTTTCAGCTCCAGACTCCACTTTTTATTACGGTGACCACCGCCAGGCAAAAAGCGATCGGTGGAATCAGAAAAACGCTCCACCACCCACCAGCCCAGCACATCACCTTCGCCACTCACCAGCAGCAACGGCTCAGCGTTATTCGCCAGGTCATACAGCGTATTCACCGCATCCGTCCCCGACTTCCCAAAAAAGGCATGCGATTCCCCTTCAAGGCGGACGGTTCGCCCGTTTTTCCCGGTGTACTGCAGCAGACTCTGTTGACCGATACGCGCCTGCTCGCTCCAGCTCCATGCCGCCTCCCTGGATAACTGGTTATACGCCGCGGTATCAACAGAAAATGCAAAATCGCCCAGCATCAGCATTACCCGGGCGTCTGCCGCACCACGGGAGACACCGCCGTCCCGCTGAAGACTGTCTTCAGCAAGTGCAATAACAGAACCCACACTCACCAGACACTCCCCCCATCCCACAAAGCGTTATTGCCACTGAAAGCAGGGTTGTTTTTCGCCATTCCGGCAACCGCATCCGCAATGCCCTGCTCACTCTGGCCGGGCTGTGCAACAATATTAAAGTTGAAATTTTTCACACTGTTGTCATTCAGTTGCGCCCGGCGTTGCCCGCCGTCAACAGGAATGGATGACACCACAGTCTGCCAGGCTCCCGCGCTGGCAAAAGGATCATCCTGTTTTCCTGCAGATTCTGTCGGCGCTGTTGGTAACGAAAAATCGAACGTTTTTTCCGATGTAAGATATTTTTCGGTCGCTTTGCTGAAAGCATCCCCGTCATGAAAAAAACGCCCCTGCGATGCGCTCCAGGCTTTTTTCACATCGTCAACAAAAGCGGGGTTCTCTTTTAGCTGCTTTTCAAGCCACTCTCCCTGCCCGTTGTTCTCAGCAATACGACGGGCCACATCCAGATTTCCCCATTTGCCGAGATATTCCAGTACATCACGCTGCGCCCCCTGCTCATCCGGTAACAACCAGGACAGTTTTTTAGCTACAGCAAAAATGATTTTTCCGACAAAAATTACCCCCTCACCGAATTTCAGGGCTGCCGGATAGAGAGTGTCCTTCAGAAAAGACACGATTTTTTTTATGCCGCCACCTTTAAACCACTCCGCCAGATCATTCGCTGTCTGTTGTATGGTGGGGGCCAGCTCAGCCCCCAGCTGACCGGAGACTTCAGCGATAGCTGACGAAAACACTGTCTGCAGGTCACTGAACGCCTTGTGTCCCTCCAGCGCACCAGCCACCCCCTCTTTCGTGACAAGGTTATAACGCTGCTGTTCATCCAGCAGTTCCTGAAAACTTTTCCCGGAACGTTTGATCAACATCAGCAGTTTGCTGGCCTCACCACCAAACAGTGAATCCAGCGCGAACGACGCTTTTGATTCATCCTCCATCGACAATGCCCTGTCGATAATTTTTTCGAACTGCTCCTTATCACTCAGCCCGGCTAAATCTCCCTCTTTAAAACCCAGTGTCTCAAAGGCATCATTCAGCGAGTTTTGCTTACCGGTTTGCTTGTATTCCCCAGCCTTGTGCAGATATTCCTCAAACAAATCGCCGATGTTGTCGCCGTTCATGTCGTACTGTTTTGCCAGGGCATCCCAGTTCATATAAGTCCGGGTATCCACACCATACGCTGTCGCTTTACCTGCCATTTCGGCGGTCTGCGCATTAACCGCGGCCGGGGCAATCAGCGCCCCCAGCGCGGACGTCACCACGCCACCGCCCATTGCCAGTCCGGCATTCCAGGCAAATTTACCGGTTCCCGCAAGCAGACCTTTCCCCTTCCCCATAAAACGTCCGAGTCGATCCCGACGCTCCAGGCTCCGGTTCAGCTTTTCCTGGGCGGCATCCGCTTTTTTGATTTCAGCAGTGAGCCGCGCGTATTCATCCTCCATCGACTTAAAACGCTTCCCTGCCAGTGCCGCCCGCTTCATTTCTGCCGCCAGCTCTGCCTGCTCCTTACGCAAACGTGCAGCCTGCTGCTCCACATCCTGCAGATTTTTTCTCAAATCCGTCGCCGAACGGCGCCACGAACTGTCAAGTTTGCCCCCGAACGACACGGTGGCCTTAAGATTCTGGCTTACGCTTCCCACGTTTTACTGCCTCCACTTCATCCAGCAAAAATGCCGTAAACACACTGAACGGCATGGACAGATAATCGGAAAGAGGAAAATGCAACCGCCGCCCGAGAAACCTTAACCCTTTGAAGATTTCGTCTTCGGTCGCTTCCCGGGAGGCAGCATAAAAACGTTAAACACATCCGTCAGTTGGGCATAATCCGCTGCCGTCAGCAGCCAGATATCCTGTTCGCTCAGATTGCAAAGCTGCGCAATCATGCGCGCCTCTTTTTCCTCTTCCGTTCCCCGGTCTTTGGTGAAGGCAATACGATCGCGCACCAGCGGCTCTCGCATGGTGATGTGCTCCAGTACGGCACCGCCGCCCAGTGTGACAGGGGTGTACAATGTGATCGTACGGGTTTCTCCCGGAATGCTCATAATCAGCTCCATTAAAAAACGGCCCGAAGGCCGTTATGAATTAATCAGTTATCAGAGACGTACTTTTGCCGACAGTCCGGCCAGTACATTCACACCGTTGATCCGACGCTCAAAGCGTTCGGTATCAATCATGATGAGCTCGATGCCTTCCAGCGTCTGACGGTAATAATTGACCGCAATTTCCACCGTCACGGCATTTTCTGACAGGCCGCTGTTTCCTCTCGCATCCGGCGTCACCGTTTTCACAAATCCTTCGATTTCTTCGGTGGTCCCCAGCGCGGTGCCGTTCGCCAGATAGCCCTGATAGGCCGTGAAACGGGAGCGGTTGCCGCTGACAAATCCGAGGCTGGACAGCATATCTGTATCCAGACCATAGAATTTAATCTGGCAGGTCAGCGCCTCCATGCCGTCATCAACCGGCGTGGGTGCATCCTGTGCCCCGGTGCGTAAATCGGTGGTGGTAATGGACAGCGTTGGCGGCGTAAATTCATGTGCTCCCTGAATGCGGATCCCCTGACGGAAAAAAGTCCAGGCCCGTAATGTGTTTTTACTGCTCATGTTGCCGTCATCTCCTTAATGCCGTATTCGTTATTAACGCTCACCCGCATGCTGATAAGCTCCGTCGGCGATTTAGGGCCAAAATCATAGTTGATATACAGCTCACCGGCTGCCAGCGTTTCGGCGGTATTCAGTTCCGGATCCAGCCATGCACACCCGCCAAAAATTGCGCCCTCCGCCACCAGACGGCGCATATACGCATTTACGGATCCGATAATGTCATCCGCATTCTGGCGATCGAGCGGGCGATCAACATACGCCAGCATCGCCTCCTGGATACTGTCCTCAATCACATCCGCAGTACGGCGGACAGACTCAAAATGCCACTGGGGATGGGACGAACACAGCCGGTTCCCCCAGTGTTTGAACCCGGCGCGCCGGATAAGAGTGGAGACATTCTGCATATTAAGCAGGTTGGCATCGCAGTTACGCTCACCGAGGATAAATTCATCCACCTGCTCAACACCGAGGATGTTGTAAACCTCCTGGTTCGATTTGCTCCACCACCACCCTTTTTCATAGTCAATACGGGCACGCAGTCCGGCAGCAAACGCCGAATACGGGCGATACACCAGTTGCCCCTCTGCGTTACTGACCTGCACGCGCGGGCGCAGTAATTCAGTCCGGGCACCGTAAGACTGGCGACGTTGCACCACCTCCTGCAGTGTCGCGCCCGCAGCGCAATCCACGTATGCCACTGCACGCAGTTTTCCGGCCACGGTTTCCAGCGCCTTACCCACCGCATCGTCTTCACTGAACCCCGGTGCGATCACAATACGTGGCTGATATGTGGTAACGGATTTTGCCGATGACAGGACGCTGATCCCGGCAAGAAGGGCTGCGCGCTGTTCTTCCGGCTTCGTTTTTTCTTCCACCCTGACGATTACCGACAGGGCGTTACGCTGGTCGTTAATCTCCGTCAGCGCCTGCTTCAGTGTTCCGGCGTTACCCAGACGTGAAAGCGCCGTTGCTCCCGCCATTGCCACTGGCGTGTTCAGTGGGAACGGTTCATCTTCGCCACCACTCAGTGTGCCGGAAAACGGCGACACAACACCATCACCGCTGCCGGTGGCATTAACCCCGGCCTCCGCCACATTATTCACTGCCGTCACAACATCGCTGACGGTGGCATTACCCGCCCCCTCTTCACTGCATCCCAGTGTGATCAACAGACTTCCGTTTTCCCATTTTGCTGACGTGGTTACGGCGCCCGCGCCTTTTCCTTTTGCCGGCGGTTGTGGGAGTTCCGCAATAACCCTGATGGTATTTCCGGGTCGCCCACCTTTCTTTGCGGTAAATGTCAGCTCGTTCCCCAGCAGCGGCGTTCCCGCTGTCAGTGTCGCTGCCACAGCCCCGGCAGCCTGCGGCGCAGTTCCCACCACGCCAATAATGGCTGTCTCAATTGTGGTTACCGCCACCGTGCCTGCTGCCAGCTCGATGGTTTCCACACCATGTAATTGCCCCATTTGCATTCTCCGGACATAAAAAAACCTGCCGCAGCAGGTCACATTTTCTGATTCGGTTTGTTCGTATTTCCGCCACTGTCTCCGGGATGGTCGTGACTGTTGAACGTTTCCCGGATCCGGCTCATACTGCCACCTTTATCCGTTATCTCCTTTGACGCCCCGATATTCCCTGCAACCGACGTGTCAGCATTAATCTGGGTTTTCCCCTGGACTGTCAGGGTATCCGTAATTTCAACCGGCCCCGCCAGCGTGCCTTTACCGACAATTTTGTAGGCTCCGCCATTAGTCAGCGTAATCGCCAGGACATGCGCTTCCCTGTCATAACGGATCTCGGTCCCGTCGCTGTAACGGGTGATGTGCTCACTGTCGCTGCCCTGCGGAGCCGATACCGCACCGGTATTCCAGCCTGGAAAAACGCGACCATTATTCAGCTCCCCGGCCTCTGACAGCACCGTGACCGCATCGCCCACGGCAAACGGCTCAAAATCCGCCCGGTTTTTTCCGGCAAACCCCTGACACAATGGCAGCCAGGTTGTCACAATATCGCCCAGATCCACGCGACATTCCGGAAAACCACCTTCCAGCCGCACTGAGTGGATCACCCCGCGCCGGACCATATTTGCCAGACGACGCTGCAAATCTCCCAGAACTTCATTCACCCTGCTTTCCTTCAAAAATCAGCCGGTAATCGTCCACATGCTGCCGCCCGATTTCCGGTGCCACGCCCAGCCAGACCCGCTGTAACGGCAGGTTATCCGTGGCAAAGGGATCCACACCAAACGTCACCGTCTGGTTAAATGAAATCTGCCAGACCAGATAATCATCCAGGCGCGGATCGGTTTCATCTGTGTCCGCCGAAATAAAAATGGCAGGCTCCACATTTGCCAGTCCGAACGTCTGTCCGTCGAGCCAGTGCGTCAGATCGGCGGCTGCCGAACGGATAAAAATATCCGGTTTCGCAGCCACTTCCGTTTTTTCGTTCTCCGGCTCACCGGCACGATCAACCAGCACCCACAGCGCGGCAGACAACACCACCGTCATCTGCCCGTCTGCATTGTTTTTCGCATCCCAGCCATCCACCGCCAGAAACACCGCCGGAGTGACCAGTTGCGTAACCCGTTCAGGGTAGGTATCCGCATCCCTGATCCATTTAAGTTCTTTCAGGGCACCCAGCACAGCAGCGTGCCAGGATGCCATGCATAATGGTTCAGCCATTACATCCTCACATTTTATCGGGGGGCCACGGTAATGCCGTACTTCGCACGTCGCCGGATGTCCGATTCGAACTCTTTCATAAAAATTTCCAGGCACTCCGCAAAAGCCACATCTTCAACATAATCCATCGTGCGGGCATAAATACCGGCTTCAGCCTCCCGGACACGCCCGGTTTCCGGATTTTTGATGAAGATCGTTCGTCGGTTCTCTTTACGACTACGCATCACCAGTCCGTTTTCATATGCGGCGGGAGATAAAAACGAACCGTTAGGTTCAAAAACCGGAGCGCTGGCTTTGCGGCGTCGCCGGGCACGGTTCTCTTTGATAAATCGTCCGGTTACCGGATCCCGGAGGTCATGATGACGAACACGGCGCCCACGAATGCGTCCGCGTAAGTCCTTTATTTTTATTGCATTGAGGCCAAACCAGAAACGGGCTTCATCCATTGCATTACCACGGGTAATGTGAGTGGAAAAAAGACGCTTACGCAACATGTCCATTTTGCGGGGCGCCAGACCGGTTTTCAGTTCCGCAAGCGCCTTCATGCGCATTTTTGATGCCGTTCGCTTCAGCGCGCGGGAATATGACAGACGAAACTGATGCTGCGTCGCACCAGCCTGTGCCGCAATATCCCGCAATTCATCAACGTCGATATCAAACAACAGATTTCGCCGGATGCGTGATGCCCGCGCCATTGCGATATCTCCTTATGAAGCTTATTTTTTACTCCATTCGATGGTCGGTAACGATGTCCCCCGTCCACGCCCGAGCGTTACGCGTGTGCGCCCCATTTCATCCGCACCAATATGCGTAACGCGGTAAAATTCGTGGTTCAGCTCCACTGCGCAGTTTGTGCTGAGTCCCTTAATATCCTCTGTCAGTGCGCTGAATGCCGGAGCCTGATCGTTAATTTCTCCACCACCGGGGACACGAACTGGCGCATCCGGAGATTCAAAAATCACCATAACAGGGCGACGCTCGCTGCCAATAGACAGTATCGCCGGACACTCCTCGGAAAAAAGCCGGGAAATGCGGGCATCTGCCCGCATCAGCCGTTTATAAAATCGATGCATCAGTACCCCAGACGCACACAAACACAGGCATCTCCGGTTTCAGCCGACGCCCATACGGTTCCCACCAGCGTATTACCTGATTTCGTTGCAGTCAGTGTTGCCGTATCCGCTTTGAAATACACCGGCTTGCCTTGCGTCAGCGCCTCTGCCTCTTTAGGTAAAGAGAAAACCCCCGTCGTATGCAAAATGCCCGCATCCCCGTCCGGAATATCAGCATGTGCAACGCCAACAAGGTTATCCTGAGCCACCAGAGCGCCAGATGCCACCGTTTTTCCGGTACCATTCACCCACTCGACGTTATTCCCGTCCTGAACAAAATTTTTTGACATTTTTTTCTCCGGTAAATGCGGCGCCAGGCGCGCCGCTTCAGCCATAAAAAAACCGCCCTGTCCGGCGGTTATTTATTGTTTTTTCACTTTGACCATGCCACGCCAGTCAAGCGGTGCCACTCCGGCATCAATACGCACCTTGAATGCTGCACCATCAACCGTAAAGCCCTGTTGCTGTTCCAGATACGGTGTATCAATACCGTCAAGGTAAGCCACTTCAATCGTGTCACGCCCCTGCGCGGCCACCAGGTAATAATCCGTCGGACTGCTGTCATCAAGACGGGCCTCTGACAGAACCGTGGCAAAATTCTGAATCGGGTTAATAATGCCGCTGTTGGCATCTGCACCAGGCACGCTGGCAGACTTAATCAGTTGACTGGCACGCGACTCAATGGCGACAGGCGTCAACATAAAAGCAGGACGAATGTTCAGACGACGGTCACCGGATTTCTGGAGCAGCATGGCTTTACGCCCGGAATCCAGCCCCTCAATAGACAAATCTGCGGTCACCAGGTTGCCATGATCTGCATGGAACAACGGTTTGCCATCCGACATTTTCGGGTTGCTGGTCAGCACAGCCCAGACCAGATCACCCACAGTAGTACGCGCTGCCGCCCCCATTGCCATCGGAATACGGGTCAGCATATCCAGGTCATCATTGATGATGGTCTGGCGATCAATGCTGAACAATTCACCATAAGTCGCCAGTGCAATCGGTTCGCCCCGATCTTTCAGGGTCACATATTTATATTCAGCCCCCGGCAATACTTTCCGTAGCGTCGGGAAAGTTTCCAGCCCGACACGATGCGCGGTTTTAAAATCAGTCAGCGTTCCCTTGCGGGTCCATTTGTCAAAATTTTCGCTGGCATCATCCCAGCCCTGCAACGCAGCTTTATGAGCCACATCCATCAGGATATTGCCGAAATCGCTGCTGCTGTGAGTAAATGCCAGCCCGACCATCGCCATCGGTGCAGAATGACCGGAAATACTGATACCGCGATCAACCAGCGAAGCACGCGCCAGCTCGCGCAGTGTAAAACCGTTATAAGCATTATCTTTTTCTGCTTCGGCATATCCGGCGCGCGCCATAACAGCCGCACGAATGGAATCGCCGACCAGATTACCGTTCCCGGCATGAATATGAACAGCGCCCGGGCCTGCACTTGGTGTCGTTCCGGCTGCCAGCGCCTGCAACAGTTTTTCACGGGCCTGTGCTTCCGTACAGGTCATGTCGTTCAGACACTCCGCTTTCAGTGCGGCATAAGACGGGAAAGAGGCAAAAACTGCGGTTACAGCCTGCACACGTTCCGCATTGGCTGCCATCAGTTGTTGCTGAACCTGCGAAGCAATTGCGCTGATATCCACATTTCCGGTTGATGGTGCCTGCTGAGCAGCGATCTGTTGCGCATTTTGCGGGGTTGTTTTCGGCTCCTGCGGCTGTCCGTTCGTCGTTTCTGCACGTGGAGCAAAAAGCGCGTTAATCTGTTCTGGCATGTTATGGTAATCCTTCAGTTTATTTTGGTTCACACAGGCCGCAGCCTGTAATTCAGGTTCAAGCGTATCAGCGAAGCCTTTTTCCACGGCTTCAGCACCGTTCAGCCAGGTTTCTGCTTTCAGCATGGCTTCCAGCTCATCCTGCCCGAGTCCGGTTTTATTCATGTAGGCTGACAGCATCAGCGCCTCATTGCGATCCAGCCAGTCGGCATAATCACGCATATCATCGGAATCACCGGCGATCCCGCCCCACGGCTTGTGCACCATCAGCCAGGCGTTTTCAGGCATATGCACTGTGGCGCCAGGCAGGCAGACAATCATGGAGGCCATGCTGGCAGCAACTCCATCCACCCAGATATCCACCTTCGCTTTCAGACGTGACAGCGTGTTAAAGATGGCAAAGCCCTGCATCACATCACCGCCCGGACTGTGGATATGCAGATCAATGGCGCTGGCCTCAAACACCCCCGCATTTTTACAGTCAGAAATAAACTGCTGCGCGGTGATGCCCCATCCACCGATCACGTCATAGAGAAAAATTTCCACCCGCCCGGCAGTCTGTGCCCGGATTTCGTACCAGCACTGACCATTGGCGGCATCCACCCCCGCAAGGCTGGCGCAGGGATTAATCATCGTCCCGCGAAGACGCGGGTTTGTCATTTGCTGCATCAGGGATCACTCCTTTATCGTTAGCGGCGTCAGAATCGAACACCAGCCCGTTTTCTCGGTTAAATTCAGTTTCACGCAGTCGCTGGCGCTTGACTTCCTGCGGTGACTGCCCACGGGCACGTATCCACTCGGCCTCCGTCCCGGCACCACCGCGAAGAATGGCCCGCCATGCTGCAGCCTCCTTCACCGGATCAATCCACGGCATCACTGGCCCAAGATAAGTGGCATTGAAAAGTGTGGACATATCCACATCAGGAGGAATATCAAGAAAAGGTATTGCCTGCTCCAGCCATGCCCGGTACACCGGGCGGCTGTACTGACCGACAAACCACTGCTGTAAAACCCCGTAGCCTTCGTAACCTTCCACCAGCTCCTGGCGCTGCGAACTGTAGGAGCCGTTATAGTCACGGGCAATACTGGAATAACTGCCACGGGTTCCGGCAGCCACAGCACGCAACTGCCCGTTCCGGAATTCATAAAGATGAACATTCGGACGATTCGACTCCACCATCCCCAGATCTTCACCCGGCGCCAGTTCGTCAAAAATCATGCCTGGCGAAATATCAAAATACCGGGGTTTTTGTTCTGAGGGGGTCCAGTCGTTATCCGTCGGAAAGCTGGCGGCATCACCACGTTTAATGTAGAAGCCCAGCGCGGCAGCAATGCGGGCAGCCACGCGCTCTGATTCTTCGTAATCTTTCAGATCAGCAATCCGGCGAATCACACCATGTAACAGGCTGACACCTCTCACCTGATGCAGGCGTTTCCGCATCGCCAGATGAAGCATGTTGTCTGCGTGAACAGTTTTGAGATCGGCGCTGAATCCGCGCATATTTGCAGGGTGGTATTTGTAAACCCGATACCCTACGGGACGCCCCCAGTTGTTAAGAATAATGCCCTGACGGATTTGCTGGCCCGCGTTCATGTTCAGACTGGTCGGAACAAAATCTGCTTCGAGAAGTTCCAGTGATAATGGCACCACAGTGGAATGATTCAGCCCGGCGACAGGACCACGCACCAGTTGCACAAACATCTCGCCATCACGTAGTGCAGATCGCAACGCCATCCGTTCGGCCTCCGGGCGGGTGAACATCCCCGTGACCTCAGGGCGAACAGACCATTCAGACCACAATGCCGAGATCTGCTCTGCCAGCGATTCATGCAGGGTGCCGTCGTTTCTCAGTGGTTGTGGTTCAACCTGGATCCCCTGCGCACCAATAACCCGCTCTTCCAGCTTATCCAGCAGACCAATCACGATATCGTGATCTTCATCCAGCGCCCTGGCCTGCTCCCGTAACGAAGTGCCGGCAGAAAAAACCGCTGTATCGGCAGAACGGCTCTCGCGCCGGGCTTTATTCAGGCGTGAAGGCTGAGCCGCCTCATAAGCTCTCAGCAGCATTTTATTTCTGGCGCGCGAAACCGCCCACCCTGGCGCAATTGCGCCAAGTGCTTTATCAAAAAAACCCATAAAAAACCTCAGGAGAAACGGGCGAGTTTGTACGGTTTCCTTGTGGGCTGGGAGGCCGCCGCCCAGCGTTTTTCCCAGTATTCAAGCTCCCTGCGCAATGCAACAGGATCATGGTTGGTGATCGCCCTGCCATTCACCCCGGTAAAAGACACACTTTTACCATCCAGGGAATCCCTGTATGCCTGACGCACGATAACCAGCATCTGGAAAATCTCATCTTTTTTCACAACCATCCTCCGTTTCGGGGTAGTGATAACCAGTTTCCGGATAACGCTTCCGGCGACGCTGCTTTTTGCCGCTCATCTCTTCCGGCAACGTTTTTCTTGTCCACTGTGCCGGAAGAACGTCTGTCTGCCGAAGCGCCCGCGTCAGCATCCTGCCCTCTTGCCCACTGAGGAGGGTTACTCCAGTCACGGATTTTTTCATAGCCACGCAGAATGGCGACGGCATGGGCATAGCAAAAAAGGTCAAATGCTTCGTTATTCCCTTTTCCCGGCTTGCGCCATTTCCCGTCAGCACCGCGTTCCTCGTAAGTCAGCTCTTCATAAAACCACTCCCCGAGCCAGTCAGGAAAATGAATGTAGCCCGGTCCGGGCATTTCACGTTGCAGGTTATTGCTTAGTTGATCTTTCAGCAGGTCTGTCTGCAGGAGATATACCGGCACCTTCCCCTGGGCATCAGCACGACGATCGCTTCGCCCGGTATTATCCGGGTGAGTGATGGTGATAATTTTCTGGCGTTTCGTGCTGTCACCCTTTACCAGAAAAACCCGTCGGCCCAGTCCATCCTGCCGACATTTTCGCCAGAATTTATAGGCGTTATCGGTCACACCGTCCTCCCCCCCACTGTCAACGGCCATTGCCAGCACAGGCATTCTGCGGGTCGGATCAGACTGGAGCGAATACGTTTTTTCCATTACATCGGTGACCAGCAACTGCCAGTCTTCAGGGTAAGCGCCGGGATGCACAGGAAGAGCCTCACCATTTTCATCACAACGCATTGACTGTCGGATGTTATAACGGTCCACCAGCCAGCGTTCTCCGTCCTCGCCATAGCCAATAATCTGCACCACAAACCGTCGGTTCTTCCCGCCCTGCACGTCCACCGCCGCAATAAGAAAACGTACTTTCGGCGGCACCAGACGTTTACCGTAGTCCTCGGCCCGCTGCATCAGAACGTCAGCACTGCGCAGCTCCATTGCAGAACGAGGTAAATAAGGTAATCCCCAGTCAGTATTAATCACCGCTTTCAGTGTTTCCTCACTGCCTGTGGTTTCATATTCCTGCTCAGCAGTCAGCAGCTTGTAAACCAGTTGCGCCCAGGTCTGATAGGCTGCAGCGGGGCCTTCCATCCAGAATGACGCAATCCTTGAATGACGGGGGGTTCCGGTAACATTCCCTTCTCTGTCGATCTGCTCACCTTCACGTAACCAGACACCACTCCCGTTCAGCTCACGTTTCATGTCTGCGGTGATTTGACTGCCGCAGTGCGGGCATAATATATGAGCCGTTTCGCTGGCTTTTACAGGGTCAGGATTGTCACGATACCCCGTCATAGCCTCCATAGACGGCTGAAAATAATCACCACAATCCGGGCAGGGCCAGTACCAGCGACGACGATCGCCACGGTTATACAGTGAAAGGATCCCTGTGGTGGGCGGCGCCTCATGTGGTGATGTTCTGCGCCACTTACTGTTTGTGATCTCACGTCCAGGGGAACTCTCCACCAGCGTCATACCTGCAGACATAAATGTGGTGGTACGCTTCGAAGCAAGGGAAAAACCATCGCCTTCACCATCGATATCTTCAGGAAACCGGTCGTAATCAGTCAGCGCCACACATTTAAAATCAGAGGATGACATGACATTGATGGAAGGCCAGCCGATTTTCAGAAAGCTACCTGACAGAAAATATTTGTCATGAACGTTGTTATCGTTACGGCGTGGGCTGAGGCGTTTTCTGACCTCCGGGCTGCAACGAAATGTTCTTGCGAGGCGCTTTTTGGAGTGCTCCTGCGCCTTATCCTGCGTTATCTGCACCAGCAAAAAGTCAGATGGATCACAGACGATGTTATAAACCACCCAGCCATCAATCAGACCGTTAGTCTTGCCCGTACGGGCAGGACCAACAAAAACAACCGCATCAAATTCGCGGGATGACAGGCAATTCATGGGCTCTATGACATAAGGTGCAACCATCGGATCCCACGGAACTGAATTACCACCGGATGTGGGCACTCGCATAAATTTTTGCACAGCTTCGGAAACAGGCATTCTGCGCGGCGCTTTAATTAGCTGGCTTGTATCCAGTTTCAACGATCTGGCGGTCGCCTGCACAGGCATTACTCGTCCTCCTGATTATCCTCCTTTGTATCTTCCTGTTTGCTGTCATCTGCCACCCGCCGTGCAATTTCGTCACGCAGATCATCAATAATGCTTTGCACCCGTATGACAGCCGAAGGTTCAAGAGCGCAATCGCGTTCAAGAATATCGGGGAGAGTTTCCAGTACCTGCACCATAGCCTTTGCCATTTCAGCAAATTCACGGGCAACATCAGACGCGGGGAGCAGTTCACCGACCTCCTGTTCGAATTTCAGACGCTCCCGTTCTGACTGATACCAGGCTTTTCGGTCATGGGGATCCATCTCCCCTTCAGCGACAGGCGGCGGCAACTTCATTAGCTCCGCCAGAATATCGGTAAGTTTATATAACTTAAGATTGCTCTCATGCCCGCCCGCTGTTCTGACATTTTTGATTCTTGATGCGACGGTTTGTCGGTGCACACCGGATAATGCAGCCAGTTGACTGACATTAAGAACAAGGTGTTTCAGCTCCTTATCCACTCCCCCTCCAGTGATGAACAAAAAACAAGCATTTTCGACACCGGATTTTTTTTAACCTTTCATTATCAATAAATTACGCTGGTGGTGATGAACGATGAAAATGCAAAAATTTGACGATTTCTGCGTGTCCGTATCCCCCCGGTGTTTCAGATTCCAGGAAGGACCCGCGAAAATGAGAGAAGTTATTATTTACACACAATCAAACACCAGCATTATCGCAGCCCCTCGCTGAAGGGCTGCTGTAATGCCTTATTTCACCGTTTCAATGGTTGAACCACAGGAGTTCATCACATAAACCTGATCGCCAGGGTAGACAAACTGATAACGGCAACCATCACCAACTCCCGGGTAATTTTTACTTGGGTATTCCTCAATAATGATTGCAATAGCATCAGTATCCAGCACATCAGTACGGTCGCTAATAACCAGTTCCTCCTCCTGCAGCGCTTTGGTCATTTCTGAATCTTCATAGATAGCCGGGAGCCAGTATGCGAAGTCCGGGCTGGCTGAGTTATGAGTAAGTTTTAAAGTATCTGCGAACGTTTCAGAACCAGCCCTGGCTATCGAGATGGATGGCTGCTCACAAATATGCGTAACACCGTTGATGATGGTTTTAACTGTAAACATAATATTTTCTCCTTCGTCTTCTTGTTGATACAAAATGCCCATTACCGACAGGGTTGTTGATCAAAATTCATCTGAACCCGGCATGATTCAGAATGAATAAGATAAATTGATTCATGTAGCAAAATTTCATGCTTTCCGGACGCTGGCGCCACCCTCATTTTTCAGCAAAATATTCTGCTGACCTGCCTGATCAGTTCTGCACACATTGCCGGACACCATCAATAATCCGGCAGACCTGCCCGGCAGCTTCGAATATCTGGCGCGCCTTATCCAGGCTGGCGCACCCCACCAGTAAAAAAGGCACCAGTATCGCTACCAGTGCCCATTTCGCTGCCGTTCGCGGCGTCCTGTGTGTCCAGTGTTTTCGGTTCATATCAATACGCGCTCTTTCATCCAGCCATAGACAAACGACTCGTCAGCCTCCCGCTTTTCCGCCAGCTCCAGATAGCGCTCCCCCTGCGTGCAGTTCAGCGCCACCAGCAGTACACGCTCGCCATCCTTACCGCGCTTTTCCAGATAAACACGTAACGCGTTAAGGGTTCGCGGCCCGATGCGCCCGTCCGTATCCATGTCCGGATACAGCTTCCCGCCCTGGTTGAACATGTTCAGCCAGCGCTGCAACATTTTCGCCGCCACCGACGGCCCCATGTTCACGCCCGTGTCACACAGTTCGGCGGCAACATCCGGCGAGGCCTTCGCCACCTGGTCAAAGCGGGGACCGTACCAGTAGTCGGTCTCCAGAATTTCCAGCGCCTGTCCACGGGTTAAATTGCGCATATCACCACGGTATCCGTGGGCGCGGGCAACTTTTTCCGTAATGCCCCATTTTGTCGGCCCGCCTTTATCGTCCGGATGGTTGACGTAGCCGCCTTCCTTACCCAGAATTTCATCAAAAATTTCGTTCTTCGGTTTCATCGCAGCCTCAGCAGTGAAAGTATTTTCGACACATTACCCCGCGCCCACAGCACCAGCCCGCAGAACAGCGCGTTCATCAGCACCACAGGCCAGGATGAAGACGGGTAATGTCCGGCCAGAAAACGGAACGGAACCAGCGCATAGCCCAGCATCAGCAGGTACGACAGCCAGGCTATTCCCGGTTTGTATCTGGCACCGTTCCGGCGGTAGAGAAAAAGGGCCAGCACTGTCACCAGGCACAGGCCCGCATTCAGTGTGCCGGTCAGATTACTTTCCATGACCACTCCCTCCTCCCCGCATCCGTGAAAAAACCCCGGTCAGCGATGAAATGTCCTGGTCATGAATGAAGGTCAGAAATTTCACTGACAGCACCGACATCACCACCGCACACAGCGCATCCAGCGGTTTACCGTTGTAGTCAGCAAGGCGGGACAGGAACGAGGCCAGTACACCCGCCCCCAGTACGCCGACGATAAATGACACCAGAAAATGCGCCGCCATCCGCCAGGGGGACAGCTCTTTCGGCACCGTGACAATAAACAGCGCTCCTGCAAATGCGCCAAAAACAATCCCGAAATCCGTGTTGGTCAGCAGCCCGAATACTGTCGCCCCGCCGAGCGCCACCGCCGTGCCCGTCCCGGATAAGGGCTCAGACATACGTTTTTCTCCTGTAAATAAAAAAGGGCCACCAGCGGCCCGTAAAAAAAAACACCCCGTCAAAGGCACCCGCAGATGCCTTTTGTGTGGTGTTATTTCTGCGCCCGCAGCAGCGGCCACACCAGCGCCACCACGCCAGCCACCAGCACGCCATCCGCCAGAAACGACATCAGGCGCCCGGTGAACTCCACCGCCACTACCAGAAACAGCAGGACGGCAGCCAGCACAGGGCGCGCACTTTTCACAGGTACTGCTCCAGCGGTAACTGCAGCGCCTGCGCAATTTTCTTGAGCTGTGCCTCTTCATCCGGGCCGATGCCGTCCTGGTCTGCGATATCCAGACACAGGCACAGCACATCAACCGCTTCTGCTGTTCCTGCCACATCAGCCAGCTCACGCAGTGCCTGAGCATTCGCGCTACGCGGTGACGCCTCATAGCGGGCGCGAATGTTTGCACTCATCTGGGCAATCTCACCGGAGAACGGCGCAAAGGCAGGAAGTGCCGCAATGGTTTTCTCCAGCACTGCAATTTCTTTTGCATCACAGGTGCCGTCTGCGTATGCAATGGAATATGCGCCCCAGACGGTCGCCTCCACCGCATCCCGATTCTCCATCTTCTTCACTTCAACAATAGCCTTGCGGGTTTTCTTTCTGAAAATACCTAACATCGTGACTTTTCCTTTTAGTGGGTGAGCCTGCGCCCGGGGGTGACCAGCCCACAGAGAAAGTCACACTGACCATCCCGTAAGCTCACCCCTGAAAGGCTCCGTGGTTAGTTTTGAATGTGCGCCGGGCGTGGCGCGGATATGAAAAAGGCCGCGCAAGTGCGCAGCCTGATGATGCTGAGATTAACGAACTATTTTCGACTCCAGTCTTCTATCTTCGGAAGAGATGCTTTGCCAAATTTCACGTCATTCATCGACATTAAAATACTGTCTTTGATGAACTCGCATACCTCGTTAATTTTTGCGTAAGTATCTACGTGCGAAAATGTTCTGGCCTGATAACCATCAACCGAAATCGTTATGTTATCGCCATCAAGCAACACAATCTTTACACCGACTTTCACACTTGCAGTCTGGCGAGGGTTGTCATCAATGACAGTACATAAATCAAATTCAACACCATCCTGAAGCTCAACCCTCAAATCCTCAGGTTTATTATCGTGTCCGCGCCACGATATATAAACATACGGACGTTCTTTTCCGTTAATATCACGCCACTGCGAAGCAGGCAGCTCCAGAGAATCTTCATAAACACTGACCAGCCTTTTAGCTGTATCCCGCAATCGCTGAATGTATTCCTGCTTAGCTTCCAGAATTTCGGCCTGCTTTGCCCTGATATCCGCATAAGTGACCACTGTATCAATCCTCTTATGAACAAATAAACAAGCCATTATAATAACCGCCAGAAGAAAGGTGAAACTAAAGAACTTTATCAGGGGTATGAACCATTTTGGGAAGTGCTCGTACCATTACCTGCAATGATTGGAATAGAGTTCAGGAATAACGGATCTCTGTTTTTACGCCATCTTCACTTTGATAACCAAACTGGCGCTGGCAAAGCTTTAACTCCCGGATAACGGTTTCCATTGCTGCCAGCGCTGATTCAACATCACAGCAATGAACCTCAAGCACGAATGTTTTTGGCTTATCGCTATCAATCCCTGAAAACAACGCATTACTGTGCTGGTTATATTGCAACATCTCCCCTCCCCAGAAAACGATAAAACCCGCACGATGGCGGGTTTAAGCGGTGTGGCGTAGTAACCACTCTTAACAGGATATCTTCATTTTTACGATCGTAAACACCCTGTCCAAAAAAAATTAGTACCCGGAGTCTGCACATATAGGCAAATTCGTATAACCCGGTTTGTGCGCCATATACAACGGCGCGCATCTTGGTTTAGGTTTTTCTGATTGATACAGCTTCTTCGGTTGTAAATCTGGTTGAACAGCTTTACTCCTGGATGCTGTCTTATTCATCTTCTTTGACTGAGTAGATGGCTTCGGCTCCTCTACCTGTTTCACCTTTTTTGTCCCACATATCCCAAAATAATCGACATACCCCTCCGTGCAAGCCTCCTGCTTGCTCGCATTATTATTTCTATGATAATAATGCGAGTGCGAACGATGGTGCGAGCGCTTGTGTCCACGCTTTGCATCAGCAGCAGAAGAAAAAAACAAACAAACTAATAATGTCAAAATCATTGATTTTCTGAACATAATCACCCTATTCATTACAAAACTCTTTATTATTTTCCTTATTACCTGCCACCCCCAAAATGATATCGATCAAATCAATATCACAACCAAATCCATCTCAAGTGATACATTGAGCATCATTAACATGCCATCAATCACTCCCTCTGCCTTTTGTAGGCGCTTCCCTATACATGTATCAGAACAACCATGTTTCCTTGCAAGCGCCATAAACGTCATACCGCCAACGTAATAATCCACCAGCAAATCATGCAAATCGCTGTTGTTTTTGTTCAGGCGGGCCATACAACCGCAAATGATCATCGCGTCATCGTCACAACATTGCGGGCGAGATTTAACTTTCGACGGTATTAACCCTTTAAAACCGGCCGCAATTGATGACCATGTAACATCCTCATGATTGTTTGCCACCCATGCCCCCCATCGCTCCAGAACCATCTGAATATCACGCGCCATTACTATCACCTGTGATTTCGTAAATCTTCACCCCCAGACGCCCGCCCGGCGATGGTTGCCCCCGTACAATATGAATCTCATCAAACTGCTCATCGTCGACAAGAACGCCTGCATGTGTCAGCGCATCCAGTGGCGCTTTCAGTATGTTATCCAGGTCACGACGACGATTGTCCGGCGGATCTGCTATGATTTTTATCGCCAGTCTTCCCGCCAGATTCATCCGCAACCCCAACTGACGAACAATGTGAGCCACGTCTTTTCTGTACCGTTTTCCGGTATCGGCGATGTAATATTGCGAACCCCGGCGGCGCCAGCACGTGTTCACCGACGGCGGATACGGTAAAACAAACTGAACAGATTTCACTCCTTACCTCCTCATCCCAGTACACCAACTGCCAGCGCGTAATCTAAAAAACGAAAAATTAAGTCAATCTGGGAGCCGTACTCCTCTTCAAATGACAGCGGGTGCGCATGTAGCTCGTCGTGATGCTTTCTGCACAAAGGCAACACCCACAGGTCGTGTGCTTTTGTCCCTGTCCCTCCCTGACCGTGACCAATCAGGTGATGGGGATCGTCGGCTGGCTTACCACAGCACACACACGGCTGTGTCTTAACCCAGCGGGTATATCTCTCATTGACCCACCGACGGCGTTTCGGGCGCAGCATGAAGCTTTCCGGTGAATCCGGATCGACAGTGAGGGGCACCACCCTTTTTTGTTGAGGGACTGGTTGCTGGTGGAGGTGCTGCGGCACAATACTTTTTGTGCGCTGCTTCAGAATGCTGGTGGCGGTCTGCTCTTCCGGCACAATATCGCTTTCACGGTATACGGAACGGATTTCTTCAGCCGGTAATCCCAGCGAACGGCGAATCACACCATCCGGAACGGCTCCGGCAACATCATGACGAACTGCCCACCAGCACAATTCGGCAAGCGACAGCTCCCGCTCCTGAGAACCGTTTATCGCGTAACGAACGGTATCAGTCAGCCATGTGATCAGATTCTGGTTTGTCAGTTGTTCCTGTGATTCAGACGTCTGGTCACGCAACTGATTATCACAGTGCCAGCACAACACCATCGCTCCGGCACCGTAACGATGGATAACCGTTTCGTGGTGGTGGTAATCACCATGAGGCCACTGGCAGGATTTAACATGACGCAGGAGCCAGTCCGACAACGCCCCGACGCCCCCGGCGGCATGTATCACACGCTCACTGGTAAAAAACGGAAGCAGCGATTTATCATCTGCCAGCGGCTGGCGCACCGCAGGAACCGCGCCTGACGGCAGCGACTTCATACTTTCCGGCTCCGGCTCCACCAGCACTCGTCCACCAGCAAACAGCGACATCAGCTCCCTGCCGGGCTTTATTACCACCACTCCCATTTCCGGCACAGACGCAGGGCGCAGTAATGCACGCACGCTACCTCCAGATCCGCTGGCGATAACAACGGGGAGTACGCGGCAGGTGATTTGATACTGGCAATTCCACCGAAACAAACCACGTCCTGCCGTCAAAGTTGAGTTGCTTTGTTACCGTATAACCGCGACGGCCATACAACTTTTCAAGCTCCTCGAGCTCAGGCGTCGTACAGTTCGGATAGTAAAAATTACCGTTTTCAGATGTGCGAAAGCGCCGCCCGTGCCTGCTGGCACGGGCGGCAGAATCATCAGAATTGTAAGAGTTGAAATTTTGCGCCATTGTTATCTCTCAGGCGCATTGTCGTCAGGTTTGCATGATGTTCAGACATGCGGGGGAAGTATTATTATTGATGTCTTTGCTGACTTCAAGCTGGAGAAATAAACTCCTGTACAATCTCCCTGAGCGCTGATTGTGACACAATCCGCTCATCAGATTGTAAAGCCCTTACATTAAGTCTCCGCCCTTCACGCCGCCATGTAGCTCTGTCGCTATCAGGAAAACAGTCCATTTCCGCAACAACCGACATGTCGTCACGACGAACCACTACATATCTGCAACTGAACAATTTTTTCACGATGCCTCCAGACAGCTAAGGAAAAATGAAAATATGCGATTTCAACACGATTTCCGTTGAGGCGGGAAATATAAACACTGCGACTATTTATTTCATTATCTAAATTTGCTTATTTTATGTTCACCAACAAGGACATTTTTCACTTGTTGCGCAACCAATCTGAAAGTTGATCATTTTTATGAATTTTTATTTTACGGGTAACAAAAAACCCGCCGAAGCGGGTTAAGTGTGGGTGCGTTGAGGATGCCGACACATCAGAGGTGGCGGGAGATTACTCCCCCGCCGGGTCTCTTACTCCTCAGATGCGTAGTCTGTGAAGACAGCGACCTCCGTCTGGCCGGTTCGGATTCGTACCTCGCAGAGGTCTTTCCTCGTTACCAGTGCCGTCACAATGACGGTTAAACAGATGACGATCAGGGCGATTAACATCGCCTTTTGCTGCTTCATAGCCTGCTTCTCCTTGCCTTTCGGCACGTAAGAGGCTAACCTACATGTGTCTAGCATGAAATTGGCCTCAGATTAATGTTAAGCGTCCTGCAAGACGCGTAATGTTAACTGGGGCTTTTCTCTATCTGCCTTTTGGTGTTCATGCCTGAGGCAGACAGCCTCAAGCACCCGCAACAATTCTACTTAACTCTCCTTTTCCCGCAAACCGTTTTTATCCCCAACGGCAAATCGAATACACCACCAGCGCCACCGCCATTGCGATTCCTACCGTGGTGAATGCCTCAGGCCAGCTCATTGTTTTATCCCCTGTTCGGTATTTTTCAGGTCGTTCTCAGCAAAAAGAATCGCAGTTCTGGCAGCGCGCAGCCGCGCCTTTGCGTTTTTCTCTTCGCGTTCAAGTTTTGCCACAGATTCACGAAGAGCATCCCGTCTTGCATAGAGTGATTTAATCTCAGACACGATGTTTTCGCCGTTTCTCGCACGGTCGAGAACAAGCTCGAACGGATCTAAAGCCAATCCGCACCGGTCGCAGATAATCGTACGATTCACTTCTGAAATTGTTGTACGGATATGCTGACAGCATTTTTGCTCGCCGCTTTTCCTGTCGGTTATCACAACGTTGAGAAGCCCTTCCTCCTCTGATTTTGGCTGCAACAGTTGAATAACGTTATCGCTGTTATCGTCCATCACTTCACCTCCTGCGGCGGTTCCGGTAGCGGCATCCAGTGGGTTGCGTTCTCTACTTCTACGCCGTCTTTGTCCACAAAAGTCATCTTATTCCCGCCACGAATGGAACAAAAAACCTTATCCCAGAAACCGGGAAATACGTTACCGAGATCGTCATGAAGAATCACATCGCAAAAATCAACTGGAACGGCATTACTACAGCTTATCCAACCATCCGGAATTACCGGAGAGTTGCCAATTACAGCCTCCTGATAGCGCTCAAGCCTGACGTATTCCTGCACCTTATTACCATCGCATGCGAGCAACCACTGAGCAGCTTTTGCTCCATCTGTGTGGAATGCGCAGGTGCGCCCATCATCAAATTGCATTTCGTAGAGGTCAGCAACCTGCTCAAACTGCGTTTGTGGCAACTCGTAAGTTTGGCTTACAGGTTGGTTTAGTTTTTCTAAGTCATGATGCAGGGCGTCGCGAACTGTGCGTGCAATTCGTTCACGTAACTGTTGTGTGCCGTGATACTCAATAGCAATATCGCGCAGCTCGTTTACCAGTTCTCGGATTTGATTCTCTTTCACGATTTACCTCCGTTGAGCATCTAATTGCTCTTTGGTTAATTCAGTCATTTTTCATTACCGCCCTTTCAGGCGGCCTCCTGATGTTTTGAGGGTGCAGAAATCCCTCCGGTTAAGGATTAATTTAATAAAATGCTGAAAATTAATTCATGTAGTGCGGACCATACTCCCAATGATGACTAATTATTTCGGTCACATCACCACGGCATAAATTATCTGGCTTCATATCCTTGTCTCGCCCGAATTTACTCCCGACAAAATCATCAATATCCTGATGGGAGGCATCTGCCGGAACTGAAATTACAGTTGTCACTATGATTGTTCGATTCACTTTCTCACTCTCCTTTGATGCGAATGCCAGCGGCGCGGATTGTAGCGATGACATCAGAAACTTTATATGCCATTACCGTGTGGTAATCCTCGTGAAAATCTGTCCGATGAAGCATACTGCTACGTTCCGGGAGCAGTATTTCCCGTGCTTCAAGTTCTGTTATGCGCTTCTCTGCTGCTTCCAGTTCATCCAGCAGCGCCAGCACATCCGGGTCGCTAACATCGACGACAGTGACGCGTGATTGCTCGTAGTGGTCATCTGCGATACTGCGACCTTCTGCGTAGTGGCGACCTTTATCGTCGTAGGTCGCGCCTGTGCAGCCATAGGTAATTCGACCGGCAGACATGTGCTGTATTGTCATTTCAGCACCGCAAATGTAGCATTCAGGTGCAGGTTTTGGTGAATAGCGCTCTCGTAGCGCCTGCTTGTCGATTGTCATACTGCACCGCCTTTATTTCGTAGCCAGACACAAACAGGGCCGTCTTCGGTATCATGTATGGAACCAATAAACCAGCCTTCGCCTTCTGGTCGTTCCGGTTCCCATGCGGTAATATCGGGACCATCTGCGTCCAGATTAAAATCATCTTCATCCATACTGCGAATAGTCCATTGAAGATTATTTTCCTTCATCCAGGCGTTAAACTCTTCCGTTGAAATATATTCCCGACCGTCACAGAATTTTTCATATTCAGGATGTGTCCAGCAGCCATATTCATCACGTACTACTGGTATTTCTCTAATTTCATTCATTTCTGTTCTCCCACGTTTTCAGACTTTCACCACAGAACGGGCAAAATGAGACTCGAATAGGTGATTTAGAAAATTCACCAGAACGCAACATCACAAAATCAGGCCCCCTGGTTAAACTTTCATTCCAGATTTCGTATATCAGCAGCCCCTTTCTCGTTGAATATGCTGCGTCATACTCAAGAGACCGCGCTAATGCCGCGCATGGCTCTATCTGACTGCCATTGACCAGACATTTTGATTCACTCACTGGTTGCTTTCTCCTGTCTGAACATCACGATCATCAGGTCGCCTTTTGCTGCTACCCTGGCTGTTGTGCCTGGCTCTATGCTGCTAAGGTCAAATGCGTCATAGAATTCATTCAACACTTTCTGGCGTCTCTCCTGTTTGCGGCGCTTTTCCCACTGCTTTAGAAAAACAGATGCCGCCCACCTCCCCGCACTGAACATGATGTAAAACCAACCGAGCAGGGCCAGACCAGTATTCAAAGCAGTATCAATCGTTATTGTTGTATCGATATTCACTGCATCACCTCCTGAAAAATAACCTCATGCCCCAGCTTTTCCGCCAGCGCCAGTTCTGCCCTTGCGCCTGCCGAACACAGCCATCCCCACAGCATGTAAATCGCATCTGCACTACGAATCATTGCCATGCAAATGTCCATGTACTGCGCCTGCGTTAATCG